GCCTTTTTTGTCAATCTCGCCAGGTCCAACGGCCAATACCTCGCCGATGTTAGGCAGTTCATCCATGATGACTTCAATCACCTGGCTCTTGACCCGCTCAACGGGTCTTACAACGATTCGGTCACGCAGCGGTCGTATCATTTTTTTTGCGCCTTTTGGGTGCTGGAGTGGCTGCCAATTCCGTGAATATTGGCTGCGGTGGCACCACGACTTGGTGTTCACCGCACCACATCCCAGCCTGTTTGGTTACTGTTTCAGGGTAGCGCCGGCAATGGCCGAACTGCGTACCTTGAAAAAATTGGCAATTTCCGCAGTTCACTTCTGGTACATTTCGCCAGAGTTGTTCGTACCCATCTTGGTATCACGGCCTTTCATGGCCATTTTCTCGCCCATCGGCTTGTTTTTGCCCTCTTGCATCACGGCGTTTTTGGTCTTTTCTTTACGACCAGGGTTATCGTTGCAGTCTTTTGGGCAGTTAAATGTGTTCATTTTGGGTTCCTTATGAGAGTTGTTGCAGTTTATAAAGCAAAGAGTCGATCAAATCGGTAATTTCGTCAACAGTATTTTGTAATTCGGTGTCTTTTGGCAAGTGTTTTCTATTCTCTTTGACATACTTTTGTAGGGCTTTAAAGTATTTGATAGGGTCTTTCTCTATCTCAAATTCTTCTTCAAAATCGCCTACTGGGCCATATTTACCCATCCAAGACTCAACCAACTGGTCTACGAGGTCTGGAATGGCGTTATAGTATTTTGCCAAGGCCTTATGCTGCGCATAGCTTTTGGTCTGCCAATGCTGCAAATGCGCACAAGTCGCAGAGTTAAGTAATGCCAGCGAGAATGCTTCGATGTCTTTCATAATTCCTTCAAACAGTACATATTAATGACCTTCGGCCCTGTCATTTTATCTGCTTTTGCGCCTTTTGTAGCAACAATTTTATTCTGTTGATGCACTAATTTCCATAATACCGCTTTAATGGAATGGGGTTTAGCCAACAGTTCTTTAGCAATCTCAGCTTGCGTAATGTTGGGTTTTTGCTCTAGCAAGGTCAAAATATCTTGCGCAAGCCGTGGTCGGCGTTTTAACTTTTTCATAATAAACAGTTCCCTATAAAACTTTTACTTTTACCATACCGCCCCGCTGCTGGCTAACTTTGTATGTGCAATTAATCCGTTTGTCGTTGACCTTCCAGGCATCGGCCAGACCGTCTTGCCCAGCTTTAAACGAGGCAATCATATTGTCTAAGTCCCTCGGACGGTTATCTGGCGGGTAAAACTCCACCTCTAAGAAAATAGGTGCGTCCTCTACGATGTGTTCAATAAACGGTATGGGTTGCTGCAACGCTAGGATGCGAACCGCAAACCGATACTTTTTCTTAGCCGATGCAACTGGTCCCCAATGCCCGCGGTAGTTTGGGCTTAGTTCTTTAGGCGGCCAAGGCAGGCTAAGTCTATCGGAGAAGTTTTTGGATTGTGTCATTTAGTACCGTCATTTCAGTTTGTTTGGTTGCGTTCCATATGGATTTGCGACCGTGGATGCCGTTGTGGCTGCCTTGGTGGCAATCCTTACAGAGCGGAATACAGAGGTATTGGAGGCCTTGTTCAATATGGTGGGCATCTGAGGGCTCAGACACGCCACAAACGCCACAGGGCAACGATTTAACGCGTGTAAGGTGATTTCTTTGGGACGCAGTCAGTTTGTTATTCAAAATTAATTCCAAATTATTTAACCGTTAATGTGCATTTATCGCCAACCGCTTTGCGTTCAACAGAAACCTCGCAAACATCAATATTTTTAAGTTTTTTTGCAATAAAAAAGCAAAGATTTTCAAGTGTTGGCGGCCCCAAATCAGGAATTTTGTCTAAAAATTCATGGTCCAGAGCATAACGAATGGCATCTACGGCGTGTTTAATATCGCCAAAATCCCTAACCATACCGTTTTCACCTGGCTCGCCCTCTATAGAAATACTGGCATGATAGGTATGGCCATGTATGTTTTTAGATTTTAGGTGGTCGTAAACATTGACCGTTCTATCCAAAGTGTGCGCCGCATCAAAAAAAAATGTTTGAGTTAACTTCAAAATAAACCATCCTGTTCTACTTGCATAAAATTCCATGTTGCTGGTGCATTTTGTGACTCTATTCTGGCCCGCATTACTTGTGCCCTGGCCTCTTTTGTAGGCGGTGGATAGTTACCATTTTTCCAATGTTTATCAATTCCTACATTTCTACCAATGTTGGTGCTATCGGTTGAACTAAATGGGAATCTAGTAAATACGGCTGGGTCTAGCATTCTGAGGCCATGCAACTTGCAAATTGGCCTGCCCATATCATCACAAATAACCCGCATAGCTGCGCCCATCCTAGACCACCAGGCAGTTGTACCAACCGTGGCATATTCCCCAGAACTACCCAAAGAAACCCGTACATAGGTATTGGCCAGCTGCTCAAGTCTTTCAAGAGATTCATGCAAATGCCATACCGGAGAGCCAAACCAATGCGGTAATGGGCAATCTTTTAACAAAGCATCATTGTCCGATTCAGTACCGTCAATAACATCGGGAATCACGGCAAAATCGCACGATGGCACTTTTTTAAGATTTAATGCCCAATCGTAAAACTGGGTCCAATCTTTCATGGGTTTTCCTGATTTCCAGGCGCTAAAGGCACCATTGTCTAAAGCAAACGATTGGCAAACTTCTATGGCCGTCCCAACCTGGTCAGGGTGCGCAAACGACACAAATGCGTGACCTGCTTGTACTGCATAGTTAGCAACCGTGGTCGGGGTTATTGGTAGGCCGTGATAATGGATCATGCGGCTTTAACCGATCCGCGCAATACCGCAGCTTTAAATAAATAGGGTTGGTCAAACTGGCTTTCCAAAATGCCCAATTCTTTGCCTTTAGCCACAATTCCTGGCCATGTTTCGTGCCATTCTTTGCCGTCAACCACGCCAGGCAGGGTCACTTTTAACTCATCGGACCAGCGCTCTTGGCGCAAATAAGTTGCGGGGTAACAAATGAACTGACCGTCATTCTTGCGCCATTGATCTGAGCGGATTTGTTGCCGAATAGCGTCTAACAGTTCTGGCAACGGCGGGCGGATGCCCTCGGTTTGTTTCCACGCCTTACGAGCATCACCTTTTGCCACACGGCGTGGGTAAACCTTCCAAAATTCTTCAAAGTCTGTCATTTATCCCTCAACCAAATAGCTAAAAAAGCCAAAATAGCAACAACCAAAATAAACCAAGAAAAGTCCATTAATGACGGGGTTTGGGCAGAATACGCAATCACTCGTCTGCCCTTTCGCGAATAGCGTTGGCAATGTCCTCTTGTTCCATGCCCTCAAACCATGCCATTTCAGCGACCTTGGCGCATTGTTCGCGCTCATAATCGGCTGCTCGTTTAATGGATTGAACTAGCTGGTCCCTGGCAATGCCTCTAAATTCCTCAAGTAAATTGTTTGCAAAGCATTCTAGTTGTGATTCGGTGGCCGACCAATTTTTTTTGGTTCTTACCATTCCGCATTTAAGGGCTACTTCTTCCAGGTCATCTAAGGTCATATTTAATCTCCTTGTTGCAGAGAATAAATGAATAATAAATAGTTTGCAAGGCAGTTTTTAGTTTCTATTTGCTTCTGCCATAGATTACCCAAGGGTGATAGCCATGATCACTTTAGCACCAGCAAAGATTAGTAAAACAATCCAGCCTATGCGCCCCATAAGGCAACGATTCATCCTAGCCTAAGTTGTCTATCACCCATGTCTTAAGCTAGTTCCGCAGTCCCTCGTTGACAGGCTGCTCCGGTAATCTGGTGGTGAGCCGATACCGTATCTACTGTTCCGCGCAGCCGATTTAGGCTCTTAATAACGCTCGGAGTACGGTCAGCAGGCAACAAAAAACCCCAAACTCTTGGGTGGTGCGGCCTGGCAGGGCATCCTTGGAATAAGTCCTCATCACAGAAATGACCAATTCCAAGCATTTGTCGCACCACCGAAAAATTCGGGGTTCGTCTGTAATGAGATTCCAACAAGTGCCACCTTGCTGACCCCTCAATATTACCATGGTTTTATTTAAGAAAGTCTGGTTTTTTTAACCATGGTTCAACCCTAGTTCAACCGTGGTTAATAGGTAATAAGCAGTTATTACGCAGTTATTAAGCATTTATTGGGCATTTATTGTCATTTATTGTGCAGACTTATTGTCATTTATTGGGTATTTTTCTAGTGGTTTACCCTAGTTTTATAGGTATTTTCCCTAATTTTGATAAAAAAACGCATAAATCGGTTGCAAACAGTAAATAAACAGTTTACTATTCATTTACGGTCATTTGATCGGTAAACAAAATCGGAGAGAAAAATGAAATATACAGTACACCAAATCAACTTGTCAGATGACCAATATGCTGCTCATCGCGAGACATACTTAAACACAACATTTCGCCCAACAGACGAGGCAATTCTTGCGGCGCGTAGCTTGTATGCACCAGTAGCAGAAATCAACACAACATCGCTCAATCAAGTTTTTAACATTGGTAACATCGGCCCTGATTCTAAAATCAAGCGCCTGGCTCCAATGCACTCTGTATCGGTTGGCGATGTAATTATTGATGCAAATGGTGAGGCCGCATATGTATCAACATTCGGTTTCAAAAAAATGGGTTTTAACTTATTTGGCAATTAATTAACGGGGCTTCGGCCCCATCACTCGGAGAGAAGAAATGGACGATTTACAAGACTTACATCACCACCAGCAGCTGCAGCACCAAGAGCAACAGGCGCAACCAGCATATTGCGACTACATCGCTCACATAACCAAAAGAGCCCTTAACGCACCTGACCCATTAGATATTGTTTATGGTACTGGTCGCATTCATTGGGACTTAGGCCCAGAGGGTCAGTTTCTTAGCACTAAAAAGCATTTGTTTGTTGTGGATTGCAATGGCCGTCATTACAAAATAACCGTGGAGGAATTATGAAAGACACCAAAATTAACCTAGTTGCACATCATTTAATTAGCAAGAAAAAGATAACCAGTTGGGAGGCAATTGAGCGCTATCACGCTACACGCCTAGCTGACATCATTTATGACCTCAAGGCAGAGGGTTGGGACATCGTTACCGATATGGTTAAAGAGCAGTCTGGCGTGCGTTACGCAGTTTATCGCTTGCTCTCAGTACCACGCAGAAGTCGGGTGTCAGCATGAGAAAAACTAACTTTGAGGCAAACAAATGGCAACGCAATGTGTTTACTAAAAAAGAGTCTCCTTGGATGGAGGCCTTTGCAGGCGTAGGTTTAGTAGTCTTTATTTTACTTTTAGCATTTATTTAATCGGAGGGAATATGCAAAAAATAGCAACCGCGTTAGTCAAGGCACAAAAGGCCTTTGGACCTGCGCTTAAATCGTCCACCAATCCACACTTCAAATCAAGGTATGCCGACTTGGCAGCTTGCGTTGAGGCCGTGATTGATGCCTTAAACGACAACGGCATTGCCTTGGTTCAGCATTCGCATGAATGTGCCGATGGAATCATTATCGAGACCATTTTTATCCATGAGTCTGGTGAAATGATTTCGGGTGGCAAACTCCATGTGCCAGCTACCAAACAGGATGCCCAGGGCTATGGGTCGGCAATGACCTACGCTCGGAGATACAGTTTGCAAGCAGCCTGTGGCATCGCACCAGAGGACGATGACGGCAATAACGCATCGCGCCCAAGCAAACCCAAATCGACCCGTACCAAGGCAGAGATTGAGGCCTTGATTACGGCAGCCACATCAACCGATCAACTGACTGCTACATGGAAAACATTGGCAGCAGACGAGCGGGAAATGGTGCGTGAGTTTGCAGCTAAACACAACGAGAAGTTAAAGGGAGATAAAAATGCGTGAACCAAATCCATTCCAACAAGACGGAACCTGGTGGAATGACCGACTCGGTAAGTTGACCGGTTCCAGAATGGCTGCGGCCATGAACTTCTTAAAGTCTGGCAAAGAGTCTAGTGAGCGGGAGAACTTGCGTTATGAAGTGGTGGCCGAGCGCATTACCAACACCTTTGCCGACAAATATATGACCTCGGATATGCAATGGGGCGTGGATCAGGAGGCCGCCGCTAAGGAGGCCTTTGAGACCCTTACCGGTCTAATGGTTAAGGATGTCGGCTTTATTGACCATCCAAGCATTGACCATTGCGGGGTTAGCCCAGACGGGTTTGTGTCCGATGGTTGCTTGATTGAGATCAAATGCCCCAAGACTAAGACACACATGAAGTATGTAGCCAACCAGGCTATCCCACCAGAGTACAAGCCGCAGA